AATTGTCTCCGTGTGGTCGCAAATTGTCTTGTGCGATTTTCATCGCCTCAATCGCTTGTTTCAATACTTTTTTAGTCATGTGTTACTCCTTTATGCCGTGTGCGGATTCTATAGCTCTGGCAAATGCGTAAAGTTGGTTGTATTGACGGTCTATATCTAAAGTTGAATCAAAATAAATCTCATCTATTTGCTGATTCGTTAAAGGCTTACTTTGCTTTAGTGCTTCTATTAAAGATTCAATTGCCAAATCATTGACTACATCTTTTTTTTCTAAAGGGTTTCCCTGATTATCATAATATGTGCAATTTGTTAATGCTTTAAGGGCTTGTTTCATTACTTCTTTATTCATAGCTCAACTCCAAAATGTTTCTTAATATGATAACTGGGCCATTCAACTTTCATAGTCACCTGAGCCATGCCTTCATCAGCGGCCTTTATACATTCTTTAACAATCAACTCGGCAAACTTATGAAGCAATTTAGATTCGTTGGTGTGAATTCCAGACTCAATAGCAAGTTCTTTAATTCGTTTGTTTATTACTTCTTTAGTCATAGGTTTTCACACAAAGTTTTAGCCAAAGCCATCATCGCTTTTTTAAAATCTTCGTCAGTTTCTATTTTGCGCAATTCCCAAAACAAAGTTCCATCTGGTTCAATCCGAAAAACTTCTTTTCCAAACTCGCTTGTAATTTTGAAATAGTGTTCTTCTTGTAATTTAAGTGGTTCAAGCATCATATTCTTCCTTTATTTCTGTTAGTTTTTCAATAATTAATTCAAAATCTTCATCATCAAATAATTTGGTTACATCGTTATTTTCAAACCAAATTGCATTAATTTGATATTCATCTGGAGTATCTGGTTCGTTTAACTGACCCCATTTGTCCTTACTTCCCTCGCATCCAGGCTCAAAGCTAAACTCTACGTCTATGCTTCCATTCTTCCATTCGACTGTTTTTGTAATCATGCGTTCTTTCCTTGCGATAGCGTTTGCAATTATCTTTTTTTTCATAAATCATCTTTAATACTAGCCAACTAATCATTATGCAGAAAAAATAAGGAAATGATTCATAAGCCAATATTAAGAGTAATTTATTCATTCTTTTGACCAAATGGTTTCACATTCAGTTTTAGCAATTCCCCAACCCTCACATTCTTTTAGATATTTTTCTCTTAATGGGTTTTGCTTTTCTGGTTCAATTACCGTTTGACTGATAATTTCTTCTTTAGGTTCTGCGGTTTTGACGGCGGGTTGATGGGTCAATATCACATACACGACCACAACACCTGCAACCATGAGTAATTGCCGCCAAAACACCATAACCAACAATGCCAAGGCTACTGCACCGTAATCAAAGTATTGGTTCACAATACACCCCAACTGGTACTAATACTTTGCCCTGCTCGGTATGAACACTCAAATAATTTATATTTGGGTGCATCTTGGCGTAAATACATTGTTTAGACTGCTGAACCACTTCGTTGTTATCCATCGCTTCTACCCCCTTAAAATTAAGCAATGGATACACTTTTGGCGGCGGTGTTTCTTGTTTGACCTGGCTTGCACAACCAGTCATTAAAATAAATGCTAATAATATTAATTTTTTCATTTGTTTTCCTTTTCTTTCATCATTGCATCTGCCATTTGGTATGCGGCCTTAGCTGTTTGTTCTGGAGTAACCCCCTCATAAACAATTCCTTCCATAGCCAACCCCGCAAACCAATCCCTTAAAGTTGGTTCTTCATTTGGACTTTCAATTTCAAATATTTTCATTTGTTTTCCTTTGTTTCGTATGTAAGTGATTGCAAATTAGCAATTGAATTATCAATTTGTTTTATTTTTGCCCAATAATCCTCTTGAATTTTTTTCTTTTCTTTATTAAGTATTTCAATTTGTCTTGCAGTTGGGTCAAAATTATCAGGAATTTCAACATCAAATTCATGTTTCATAACAATTACTCGATATTGAGTTTCCATTTCAAACGGGAAAAAATCATATTGAGGATCACCAATATGACCTAAATCTTGATGTATAAATCCTTTCATTGTTACTTTCATTTCATTTCCTTTAAAGTTAATATATTAAAACGGATTATCAGATTCCATATCGCCAAAACCGCTTCGATCAATTTTGGGTTTTTGATCTTCTTTTGGTCTTGTTTTGTCAAATGGGTCATTTAAATAGCACCAACCATCCCAACCGCCTCTAACAACAGGTATGTTGTCAATCTTAATCATGTCGCCATATTTGGTTTCTATCAGCCGTCCAACGGTTCGATAGACATTCTTTTCTTGTCCATTTGCATCGGTGTATTTTTCAATTACTGCAACCAATTCTTTTTTTGTTTTTGACATTTTTGTATCCTTTATAAAAATCTAACTACTTCAACACCCCGATCAATAATCCTGGTCGCATACGTTCCTTTGCCCCAATTGGTCGAACACCAAGCACTCAAGGAACTTTGCAAGTGTTCAGGCTCAAATTCGCCATTTGGGATTAATACAGAATTACCTATTCCAATATCTTTAACGTATGGAAAATAATAGTTTTTAAGCGTACCCATTGCATATTTCAAGGGTCGTTTTTTACTATCGTTAACTTCCAAATTACCCATTTTTTTACCATTTGGAGTAATAATTGCAAATTGGCATTTCATGTTTTGCAAAATTTGAACTGCTTTGTTAATTGCTACATCTTCAATGGTGCTAATTTCGGTCAATAAATCCATGATTATTTCGCCTTCTCTAAAATTTGTTGTTCCAATAAATCCACTTCAGTTAAAAATTGATCTAACGCTTTTTCGTATGCCGCCAACTCATCCTTGGTCGGCACAAATCTAAATACAAACAACTTCAGCTTTTCGGGCATATCTTCGTTGTAACTAATAAAGTCGCAATATTCAGCACCAGTAGTCAATATGTTGTGAATAACTTGTGCGTAATAGTTTGGTGGCACTCGATTTTCTTCAATATATTCGTAGTGAATTGCAGGTATTGGGCATTTGATTTCAATGATTCCCTTACGGTTATCCACAAATCCATCAACAGAACAACCGTATTGTTTACCATCCTGGTAACAAAAACCTGCTTCTTCGATCATGTTGCCAGATTGAATTTCATAAGCCATACGAGCAAACTTCTCAAGTTCGTTACCCCTTTCGATGTGTTTGTTGGTAAAGTTTTCCTCTGAAATTTTCTTTGTAATGCGTTGGAGGGACAATTGAAAACGGTAATTGCGGCGGGTAGTCGCTTCAGAACCTTTTGTACGCCCTTGGGCGATGACTGCTGATGCGTTACTACCAGTTGCCTTGCCCAAACGATCTACGAACCATTCTGGCGTTCCCTGCTCATTTGCGGAAATGATTAAGTTACTCATTGTTTTCCTTTGGTTCTACGTCCGTAATAGTTTTTTCTTTTTCCAATTTTTCAAGGTAAGCCCTGCGCTCTTTGACCGCATCCTTAAAATCCTTGTTATTGGTCTTGTTGTCCAAAAATGCTTTATTGCCCTCTTGCCAAACTGAAGCCAACGCATCAAGGTTTTCTGACGTTTTAGCCGCTTCAATCCAATCTGCAATTTGCGAATCGTTCATTTGCACTATGGGTAGTGGTTTAACGTCCTGGGCTTCTTTAATTCGCTGATATTCATCTTCGTCAAAGATTCCAACGTAACCAAATGCAAGCCTGGCGCATTGAATCAATGCTTTGTGCCGCAACATCCTTTTGGTATGAGTTTGCCAAGCACCAGTCACCGTAGAACCGTATTTGCTTGTAAATTGTGCTCTGTAAGTTTCGTCCAAGTATTCACGAACCCGAATAGGCTTTTCCCTATCTTTGCGGCTTATGATGCACTCAATCCATTCAGGACAAGGTTTAGCACCTTCCATCGTGACCATCACATCAGACTGCGCAAACTCGATGCCGTCCAAAGTTTTGTTTTCGTTAATGATTCGTGACCAACCATCAATTCCCACAACTGGGACGATGCCGTTGTTTTTGTCAGGAAAAGCGTAAATCTCTTTGGTAAAGGGATTCAAACCATACTGATTGGCAACAATTAAAAGGGCGGTTAACTGCGCTTCGGTAGCTTCGCCCTTAAATGCGGTTTGTTTAAGTGTTTGAACCAAGTTTGCATCTGAACCCATTCCAAAACGGTCAGCAAGCGTATTGCTAAGTGTAATTAATCCTGACATTTCAATTCCTCCAAACAAATGAATCAAGTACCATAACTATGATGGCAAAGGTATATGCAACCACAAATAATGCGGTTTCAACTTTTAAAAATAGGGGGGATTTTTCGATGGGTGTTTTCATTTTTTTTCCTTTATTAACGTGCAACGTCACCAACTAATTGACCGTCCATAATTTTGAACAGAACTGCTTTTGCTATGTTTAGGGTTTGTCTTGCAGATTCAGGGCAGTCGTTTGCAATAAATTCTTGGGCATCGCTTATAAGCCCCGCAACTATCATGTTTGCTCCAGTTGTTTTATATGTAAAACTGGTTTTAATACTGCGTTCAATATAAAGATCAATATCAGGTATGCCGTACATTTCGCTTTGATTGTTTTTCATTTAATTTCCTTTTTAATTTACTTTTGAATTTAATTTATGGGGAATTTCACCCCATCCAATCATTAAAACGTAAAATCGTAATATTTTTCCATTTGTCCGATTCTTAATCCCCCAGTACCTTTTACCCATCTATTGGTTTCGGGATTTCTGTAAACCCTTGTCCAATAACCAGTAGCATCTTGGCGGTAATAGCTGATGTTGCCGCCATCGGCGTAAGGTAAGTATTCATAACTTTGAGATTCTGTAAGACCACCGCTATCGGTTCTGATGGCGTTCATTTCTTCAACCGCTATTGCAGTTAATTTGCCAATCATAAAAACTTCAGTAATCCTGCCAGGATAGCGGTCAGTCCAACCAAGCATTGTTACGCCCATGCCTACTTCTGGGTTTGGTTGACCATTTGTGCTACGAGCATAAATGTTGTTGATGAGGCTTGCAGTTTGTGTTCCGATTTTCATTTTTTTTCCTTTTTAAGTTTTTATTAAAAACATCAGTTTCTGTCCTGATGCTTCTTATTGTCTACGAAATTTGACAAAATAAACAAAAAACCCGATAAATATTTCAATGTGTTGTTTTTTTATCAACATTTGTTGATACAATTACAACATGGACATTCAAAAAGCAATAGAACTAGCAGGAAGTCAAAGCAAATTAGCCCGAATATTAGGAGTATCTAGGGCGGTTGTCCATTCTTGGACAAAAAGAAGTTTGCCTGAAATGCGAATTTGGCAATTAAAAGTATTGCGACCTGAATGGTTTAAGTTATAATTTTTTTCAAATACGGCTAGGGTAGCTCCCGAAAAGACGATTCGTTACCGTCCTGCCGACATTGTTTTAGTAACGGCAACCAATTAACGTAAGGTTTAAATGGCAACATTAACTCTCAAAAAAGCCAAACCTATTGGCGAAATTTCTCTCCCCAATCTTGATGGCAAATTTGTCGTTATGCGACAGTCTCGCCATGTCA